CATCAGTTAGTACCATTGCTTTTTTATCGGTAAACTTAGACCATTCACGCTCCCAGTTTATTTTTAGCGAGCTAGGGCAAATAACTAAGCAAGGAAATGAGCGAGCAATATTTACCGTTGCAATACTTTGAAGGGTCTTCCCAAGGCCTGGCTCATCTGCATTGATAAAACGTTTCAGAACCAATCCGCGAGCAATTCCTTTTCCCTGATAGTTTCGTGGTTCGAGTAGTAGTTGGTGAGGAATAAGCAAATCCGGCATTTCCGATTCAATCGCTCGCTTTTGCCAATCGACATCGCAATACTGCTTAGCGCATTCAGCGAAATGGTGAAGTCCTGGAAGTGATTTGCGGGGTACATTCCAAGTTTTTAGGCTTGGAATGTACTTTGCTCCTTCAACTGCCTTTATCTCGCGAGCCAGTACCGGGTGAAAGTCAAATTCAACCACATATTGATCGGTGGATAGGTCGAGTTGGATATTCATATTACATTGCGGTTGCTAGATCCTGTTCAGTTACTGTATGCTTTTTCTTGCGCTTTCCGCTTGAAATAGTCATTACCCCTCCAACTCCTTCGGCGGCATTAGATAGTTCAATACTGGCCTCTTGTGGTACGTCAAAGTCCATTTCCTGCTGTTTGATACCATACTTGTCGTTGAATAGGTATTCTTTGACTTCGTAGGTAGCCATTTCAACATCTTGTCCAAGTTCTTCGGAGAATTCATATTCATCCTCGTACTTTGTAAAAGGAGAAATAAGATTCAGAACCTTTCCTGATTTCAGCAATTTTTGACCGATAATGGTTACTCCGGTGTGCTCGTCAGTTCCACCAATTACATAACCGGTGATCGTGTAGTTATCGAGCAAAGAAATATCAAAATCAGTGATTGAACTATGATTTACCAAACTAGCTTCCGGTTGTTCGGTAAGCACTACCAAATGTATTTTCATCCGATTCATAGCTGCTACCAAATCTTTGTGAACTACGGCTCCGCAATCTTTGGTTACTGAGTTGATTTCATCTCCGGCAGTTTCTTTAAACTGCACCTGTGCACGGTCGTTTTTGAGCGTGACTTTACTAATGTCATTTTTTGTTACTTGCATAAAATTTGTTTTTATTTTGAAAATTAAAATCTTTTGTCCTGTTTATTTTCTTTATCATTATCATATTCAAGAAAATCAATTTTCTTTTTATCTCCAGTCATGTCCTGATATTTCAATTCAAGTGCTATTGTATTTAAAATTTTACCGGCATGATTAGCCATTTCAGAGGCTTGTTTCAAATCAATTTTCTTGTTTTTTAGTAGTTCGAAGTTTTCTACTAAGTCGTTTCGTAAGTCTTTAATGTTTTGCATAATATTTTAGTTTTAATAATTATTAGTTTTGTTTCAATAATTTCTTCAGGTAGTTTAAATCCATAACGTGATTTAAAATTCCACGATATAGTATGTTTTTTTGCTTTATCGGGATTATTTTTTTTCCATTTATAATTAATGGAATTATTTTTATCGGGATTATTTTTTTTCCATTTATAATTAATGGAATTATTTTTATCTCGATTATTTTTTTTCCATTTAGAACTATTTGCATTAACTTTATCAGGATTGTTCTTTTTCCACTCCGAATTTATAGAGTTACATTTTTTCTTGTTTTTACCATAATATTCTCGTTTATATTCATTACATATTTCACGGTAATCACTATTTATTATATTTTCATGGTAAATTTTTGAGACACGATTTGCAGAACATTGTTTGCAAGTTCCACATCTTCCATTTTTACATTCATTATGCTTAGTAAAATCTTCTATTTTTTTTTCTTCACCACATTTTGAACAAACTTTTGTTTCCATAATATTAATGTTGACTACCCGATAACCTCATTTCCTCTTTTGCGTAGCTTAGTAGCGTAATCATAGAAGCAGATTGATGCGTACAACTGGTGTTTATCCGGTCTAGCCAGTCAACTAAATAGCTTTCTTCGATGCAGATACTTTTGAGCAAAGCGTTTTGAACACCGGCAGCCAAATGCGCTTCTTTGGCGATATTGATAATCGTCTTTTGTATCTCGGCTGTTTTCTTCTCATTCAGTATCTTTTTAGCATCAGCAAGCATTTGCCCGCTGCGTGCCTGATAAACTGAAAGAGTGCGTATTCGGTCTTGTACTTCAATAGGATTTTCAGAACATTGGACTTCTAAATACTTTTGAATTATTGAGGCTTCTTCGTGTAGGGTCATGCTTGTAGTTATTTATATAAATACTCTTCGTGAATAAAATTAAGTAATTCGGAAATACCGAATCTCAGTGCTTCCAGTTTTTCGACAGCCTCAATTATTTCATCTCTATGATTCAAATTATTGTGCAATTGAATACTTCCTTTGCAGTCGTGAATGGTAAGTTTCATAATACCATCTTCCATCACTTTAGCGTGATAACTTGCCATACTTCGTGGACTCTTAGGAAGCAAAAATTTCTTTTCGTTGTATGTTGGTTTTTCCATTTATGATAGATTTTAGTTTCTTGTTTTCTTCCATTACTTCTTTCAATTCGCGTTGTAGTCGCTCGCATTGTCGCTTGTAATAAGCTTCGTTGGAAGCATGAATTTTACACTGCTTTTCGGCTTGATCAGCTCGGGAGGTAAGTTTGTCGGTAAACTTGCCATCTCCGGCTTTGTAGAACTTCTTTTTCTTAGGAGGTTCTATTACTTCAGTAGGGAATAGTTCTGACATAAATTTCTACTTTAAAAGATTAATGATTGATTCAAATGTAGATTCCTCTGTATTATCAACTGCTCCGGTGCATTGTATTGCCATTTCCCGCTTTTCATTGATTACTTTGTAAATATCTTCGTCAATAGTATTCTTGCCAAGGAAATAAGATATTTGAACAGCGTTTTTTTGGCTAATACGGTGGCAACGGTCTTCGCATTGGTCTGTATCGGCACTATGCCAAGGAAGTTCAATAAAAGCAACTCTAGAAGCAGCTGTGAGCGTAATTCCAACACCACCAGCTTTGTAGTTTACAAATATTAGGTTGTGGTCGGTCGGTAAAAATTCATGATCGGCATCATTATGCCTTTCGTATCGTGTATCGCAAACCGCACATCGTTGGAATTTATGGATACTGTCGTTTCGCTTTTGTGAGCTTTCGGCACCGGTGAAAAACAGTGCAGTTGGGTAATAGCTTCGGAGTACATCGGCCACTTCATTAAGATAGATAAACACGACTATTTTCTCCCCGGATTCAAGGACATCGTCGATATACTCCTTCACATCTGCTAGCTTTCCACGAGCTGAAATATTTTTTAATACTCCAATCTGAACCATTATTTTTCCTTTCATACTTTTGGCAATTTGTGGCTCTGTGGCTTTCCTATACTCTCGCAAATAGGTTTCAAGATCGGCCATTGCTGCATCGTATTCGGGTTGATTGGAAATACTGCAAAAAACCTTTTGTCTAAACTTATCAGGCAGTTCTTTGAGAACATCTTTCTTTTCCCTACGGAAATAGCATTTGTTCCGGAGTATTGCGTTTATTTCCGGCCAGCGCTCTTCGTCGGCACACATTTCACGAAATGCAACGGATCCACCAAACTCTTTCAGCTTATCTATAATCATCAGCTGGAACATCAAGTCAACTGGCTTATTTACGATTGGAGTACCGCTGAGTAATTGCGTAAACTTTCCTTGAGCAATTCCATACGATAATTTGCTTTGACGCGTTGTTTTTTCTTTCACACGGTGACTTTCGTCAATAATTACCGATTTGAATACGTTGATATTTGGAAGGAAATTGATGTGTTTAAGCAACATTTGTTCGCCTCTTGGAACATCAATATTCAATACAAAATACTTTTGAAGTGATTCGTAGTTCACAATGAATACATCGTACACACCCATGTTATAAAATGTTTCCCAAGTATGCTTAATTGAATCGCTAAGAATAACCGGCTTATGGTCAGACCATAGTTTCCACTCCATTTCCCAGTTCAGTTTCAAACTTGCCGGGCAAATGATCAGACATGGAAATTCATTTTTTGCAATAACCGTTGCAATACTTTGACCTGTCTTTCCAAGTCCAGGAGCATCGCCATTGATACAGCTTCCGTGTTTAATTCCGTAAGCAATACCTTCGTTCTGATAATCGTAAGGCTTTAGCTTCAGGTCAATATGCTGTTCCAATTTTGGCATCTCTGCCGGGACATCAAAAACACGTCGTTTTGAAACATTTCCGGTCATGTCAAAGCAATACTTTTGTGCGAACATCTGAACCTCAAATTCCCACCTGCGTGGAAGCTCCCAGCGCTTCAATTTTGAGTCGTAAGTGACATCCGGCAGCTTTGCTACTGCTGCCGATATTTTACGGTCGTAATCGAACTGAATTAGGTACTTATCTTGTTTTTCAACTACTATTCGCATACGATATTATCAGCTACGGTTACTACTAATCCAATTTGCTTTTTCATCTCAAGAATACACTCGTTCATTGTATTTGAATGAATATGGTTGAACCCATGAATATAGGATGTATATTTCATGGTAGTTTTACCGGATTGAACATCCAATGCAACCGCTACGCAGTAGTAAGTTTGATTAACCGATGCTGCCAATTCTCCAATTATAGCGGAAAATTCAGCTATTGTTTTTTTCTTTCTCATGGTCTTCCGTTTCCAAATAATAAATGCCATTTATAGGCTAATGCTAAATACTTTTGTTTCCCTTCTAAGTAGAAGTCTGATTCACGATTAATGAATATTTTGAATACTTTGTGATTCTTTT